TTCGTGAAGGTCAGAAGGCCGAACTTAGAGGCGAACTGAATCACCTTTGTGAACATATAGGTTGTGGCCGTCGCGAAGTTCTCACTCTCAAGGGTAAATGTTGCCATTGGGTTGGACGACCCGAGGATATGAGAGACGCCAGCCCTATAGGCCCGCTTATTCGTCGATGGGTCCTTATCCTCAGTAAGAGCCGTCGATATCCGGATCGCCACCGGCGCCGCGGAATTGGAGAATAGCGGCGTAATATCTCCTCCAAACGACCCCCAGAGCGTGAATGTGCTGCGGCTTGACTCCTGGCATATCGTTAAAACGTTACCGACCGACAGCAGGAACCACGACTGGTCCACAAGGCCGATCATAACGTTACGAGGGGTGTTGGTAAACGGATCCATGATGTTCAGCAGCAAAACAAATGCATGCTTGTTGAACATGTCGAACACAGCGGCCTTAGGGGTGACGGCCGTAAAATTTACTAAAAGGAAGATGCCATCCATTGGAGGTGAAATCTTCTGGACCGTGGCTCCGAAGATGGCAAAGACACCTGTCGTGTTAGCGAAGACCACAAATTTGTTGAAGCTGGCGATCGAATCCTTCCAGATCGTGCCCTGATCGGACGTGATCGTAGTGATGGTGAAGTTGGTTATGAGCGGATTGCCAGATACGGCTTTAGAGCCGATCTGCTTCACTGAGCTGTCGCCGAAGATGTAGAGGAAGTTGTTATAGGTCCTGACGCATGTCAGTCCCTCAGACACGTCGGCGTCTGGAATAGCCGTAGAACCAGCCCCCTGAGTCGAGAAGTTGTCATAGCTTATTGGCGTTGGGTTCAGGGCGTCATTAGACGTAGTGCCGCTCCACGCGAGTATCCGGCCTGTGGATAAGACTGTGCCGAAGGAGGCCCCCGTGAGCCAAACCTGCCCCTGCCAGACAGCAACCGAATTAGGGGTGAACCCGAGGAAGGGCCATATGAAGGCATTGGCCATGGCACCGGACCCACCGCCACCGGCGAACACGACGGTAAGTGAGTCGCCAAGCTTGTATCCAGAACCTGGGCTCGTGAGGATCGCCGAGACGACAACCCCATTACGGATGTTGGTAGTCCCAGAGGCGCCCGAACCTGAACCGCCAGTTATTGTGAACGTCGGTGGAGATGTGTAGAGGCTCCCCCCAGCTTGGATCGTAATGTTCGGAGATACATCGCCCTGGACAACAAAGGCCACCGTATCCCATGTGCAATAACCGGCGAGGGGGTCGGCAATGAGTATTCGCTCTGCTCGGTATGGGGTGATGTCCGGGGCGGAAAATGTGCCATTAGGAGCGAACTGGACCTGCACTCCGGTAACCGCGTTGATTTGCCATCCTGATCCATTAGCTCCGAACCCAATCTTGTAATGGCTGCCACGCAGAAATACGTCGTATAGGTTGACGAACGTAACACCGGACACGGTTGTTAACGCCGTCCCGTTACCTGGGACGCCCTGGAGATTATTAGGGCCTACAGGAAAGACATTCTCAAGCCACGCAAGCTCGGTTGGGTCTAGTCCGATGCGCGCGTTGCGGGTATTCATACCCTTAAATTGGGAGAACGACAGGTATTTGCGCTCTGGCGGCTTCGGAGCGTTAGCTGGAGGGCCCGGAGCGTAAGCGACCACTAGCCACCCCCAAACCACTTGCTGATGCGAGCGCCAGTTGAGGCGTAGATGTTCGGCGTGCGCGGCGGGATCTTGCTTCCATTGATGCTCTGGACCCTCATCTGATATTTTCCTGGGTTGCGAGCGTCCTCATTCGAATAGAACATAGCAGGGCCAAACTGCTGTAGCTTTAGCAGGCAGAGGTGAGCCGCGTACCATTGAACGGCATCGTCATTTGGAGGAAGGATCTGAGTCTCAACGTCGGTTAAAGAGATGAGCGGATCGGGAATAGTTATGGCCGATATCTCCAGTCCATAGACTTGGTCAGGAATTCGGAAGAACATCGCGTAGTTGTTCTCTGGGAAGCTCGTCCACATGACTGGACGCCCTTGCGGGACCGATTGAGTGAGCCTAGCATAGGCCTGGAATGCGCTCCACGGCAGCCATCCAAGCATCGGGCGTTCAGTACCCCATATGACGCTGACAGCGTCCCAGTCCACAACATTCCTAAGAGCAACAGCTTGAGCAACAGCACCGCGGCCAGGCTGATTTGCAGGCAAGAGAGCCGCCGCTGTATAAATCGGGCCTGGGGACGTGATGGTGTTGAGCAAATTGTAGATGGGATCACCCGCACCCCCCTTAGTTCCCGCGCCGCTAAACCATTGGATGTTAGCCGGATCGGAAAGATTGGCCGATAGCGCCCCTATGAACGTGAGCATGAAACCAGAGGCCGCCAACGCCAGCCTGAACTGCTGGTTCGTGACTGTCTGGGGGGATTCAGGCATCGTCGCGGCAAAGGTGTAGAAGGCCTGCATCTGTCCGACTGTCATGCCTAGTGTGTTGACCATCACGAGAGACAGAGGATCGCCTGGCGAGCTCGTAGCGCTGCTGTTCCAGATAATATTGGCCGGATCTGCAGGAGAAGACGGGATGCTGTTGGCAAGCGCGTTGATAAAGCCGTACTGCACGGTAGAAGCGGCCAATCTGATCTGTTGATTGCTGACAGCTCCGGTTGAGATAACCGTTTGCCCGCCGGACGACCCTGATGTCTGTCCTGTAGCGGCTCCGAAGGGGATAGTGCCGGTCGGATCGCCAAAATTACCAGCGTTCTGGTACAAAGCCTCGGTTTGGGCGTTAGTTAGTGGCACCGAGTTGCTTATAAGCAGATAGAGAGGGTCCCCAGGGAGGGTTGGAGCGCCGCTATTCCACTGAATGTTGATAGGATCAGTTACTGGAAGTACCAAAATGGCGTTGACGACTAGGTCAATTGCATTCAGCGGCAACGCTAGGGCTGCAAGAGCCTTCCTCACCTGAAAATTGGTGATCCACCCGGCGCCATCAATGATGTTGACGTTAGGCGTAGAGGTGTAACCCTGCCCCCATGAGGTCATTACCGGCTGCTGGCACTCACCATTGATCTGCGCGATGGTCGCCGACGCCCCCATGCCGCCACCGCCAGTGAAGACAACCTGAGGGGAGACATAATTATCGCCGCCCTCTAGCAATTTGATGCCCGCCACCCCCCCACTTAAGGGGTATCTTTCCTGGCCAGGCACAAACTGAAGCCCGTCATAGAAGTTGCGACAACAATGTAGATCAAGCGCAGCCCTAACGCGCGCCTGATTTATCTTCGTGATGAGTGAGGGTATTGAAAAGTCGATCGCGTTCAGATCATGGATAAGATCTTGAACTTGAGTGATGTAGTCCTGAAGCGTAGTCACCGAACACGTGCCTCGCCCTCATTACTCATGAACCCGGCGAATTCCGATATCCGGAGGGAGCTCACGTGCCGTGACAAGAGAGAGAGCGTCGGCAAAATCCTGTTCCGACACATCGGGCGAAGCCTCGAATTGCTTCATAACAACCGACTCGATGATGATGTTTGAGAACCAGTCTCTGGCGTTCTTGAGGTTGATGTCCTTAACGTTCCACCCCCACCGTCGCTGAGTATGGACGAAGCTGGCCTTGCCATCCTGGAAGCCAAAAATGTGCTCCGCCGCGGCTAGCGGTATCTTCACCGGCCGGCCAGTCTCGAACGTGTATTTGACACCGTCGTGATGATCCACGATCGGCTCTTCAAAGTCGTTCATATTGGTCACGCGGACGCAAATCTGATCAACCATTACTCTTGCCAGCTGGAGGGATCGGGGTCTGCATCTGAGAGATCCACTGATAGATCGCCAGGACGCTCTGCTCAAGCGCGGTAATCCTCGCATCAGTCCGGTTCGTATGGTCAGTCGGAAGACCAGCCTTAAGGGCTTCCCACATCTTCCTAAGGTCGGCTTCCATTATTTTTTTCCCTTCTTCTCAGGATATTTGCCACCACTCTTACCTTCGGCCCGCTTCTCGCTCATCATAATCGCGATAGCCTGCTTGCGGTTCTTCACCTTTGGCCCACTCTTAGATCCGGTATGAAGCGAGCCGTGCTTGAATTTGTGCATCACCTCGCGGGATGGCATTACTGGCTACCTATTGGATGAACCCATGGAGGTTGACGGCCGCGCTGGTATTGCCGGAACCGCCGGCCGGCAGAGTAAGCACAACCGCCGAGCCTGGAGCTGCGCTAAGCGGGCATGGGAAGGTGACGATCAATGACGTCGCCTGGGTGGTGACGCCAGCTGGGAAAGCGAACGGGTAGATCGCCGTAACAGGAGCCTGCGGGTTCAAACCGTTGTTTAGCCCAGCTAATGTCACTTGGACGGCTAAAGCGCCAGTAGACCCAGTTGCTACAACCTCGAACCCAGTGATGTTCCAGGTATTAGGCGTTCCTGGGACGGCCCCGGGAGAAGTGAGGGTAGCCGTTGCTGTTGCGTTGGCTACGTTGCCGCTCGTCGCGGTGGCTATGATCTGATCGGTACCATAGTCGTGAGTTGTGCACCCATCGGCGTGCGCTACTGTCACGAGCAGTGGAGACAAAACTACGAAGGCGCCTGCGGCGGCAATCGCGATCCTGGAAGAGAGACGCATATGACACCTCAAATTGTGACCGGCTGAAGAAAGTTACCCGAATCGTTCGCCGCGGCGGTGACCGCATTCAGAGTGACGGTCGCGGCGCCGGCGCCAGTCACAACCACGGTAGGCGTGCCGGTGTAGAGGGCGCCGGCATCAAGGAGGATCGTGCCTGTAAGCGTACCAGAGCTACCGATGGCGCCGGATGTGATCACTGGAAGGATCGTGAAGACGCCGGTGTTCGATATCTGCCAAGGAGGCCATAGGAAGTTAGTGGCAGGAAAGTTAGACCCGCCGAGGAAGGACTGAGTACCAGGGGATGGAGGAACGCTGCCAGGATAATAGGCCACCTGAGGCACGACGGTAACAGTCGGCGGGGTAAGATATCCGGCCCCAGCGACCACCTGGGTGAGGACGGTAATTGCGCCGCCAGAGACCTGACAGACAAGCTGCTGAGTAATGCCGCCGAGCGGGGGCGGGGAGCTGATAAGGAGCGGAGGGACGAGAAGTCCGGTGCCGGCAACGGTGATGGCCGGAGCCGCCGGCACACCTCCGACGATAGGCGCCAGGAAGGCCTGACGGCCGTTCGCGCCAGGAGCGGACACGGCGAGGGTAACGCCTGTGGCTGCCTGACCAATGCCGTTAACAGCGCCAGAGCCAGCGGTGAAGGAGGCGACCGATATCGCACCGGTGATGTTAACGAAGCGAATGTTGGCTCCGTCCGCTGAGATTAACCCTGTGCTAGAGACCGGGATCATCACCCGCCAAATCTGATATTGCTGGTCCCACCATTGCACCTGCGTCGATGGCCCGGTCATCGCTATTGCCTCCATGGGAGGCGGGAAGAACTCTTCCCCAGAGGCTAACGGCACCGGGATAGGTGCGAGGCCGTATGGTTCCATTCCACCGATTTTCATGTCTGGTTCCTAGATGTTAAGGAAGTTGAGGCCGGTGACTTTCATCTGAGCGATTGGTTTGACGTTCACGAGCTCAAGGAGCGTCAGGATCGCGCCGATATAGCCGAACTGGCCGTTATTGAGGGTGGACTCGAATCCGGTGAAATAGAATGCCGCCCGCTCGTGAATGAAGAGGCCGATATAGTCTGTGTTAAGGAGGAAGAGGGTGCCTTCAGGCACGTAAGGATCTGCGTAAATCGGGACGCCAGCAACCTCGATTGCGGAGAACAGGGCTTCAACTTGTTGATTCGAGAAGCTTTTGTCAGGGGTAACCGTATAACGCTCGTAGCCCACAAAATCCAAAGCCAGCTGAGCCCACGTGCCGAAGTTGCAGAAGCCTAGCTTCGGTTTTTCACCCTGCTTCTTAGTTAGCTGAGCTATGTATTGGATGACGAGAGCGCGGGTTGGCGTGATTGCAACAGCGTTATTAACGTAGGTGCTCTTCCACCAAGGAGCCACAGACCGAAGGATGTTCCCATATGAGTTTAGGAACGTTCCGTCGTCGACCGCGCCTGGAAACCCGATCATCTGCTGGTTATTAAGGTAGTTATTTTCCAGCGCGGTCGAGAACGCAATGATTGTCTGGGTCACCGCGTCGTTCATCCGGGCCTCGATAAGCGGCACGACGCTGTAATCGAGCTGAATGAGACCTTCCATTCCTAGGAATGGGATTGGCGTCACGAAGCCTTTGAGGTTGAACTCCGCGTTCTGGAATCCCGCAATGGCGCCCGGCTGATTGAACGATCCATCGTTGCCGATCCACTGTCCTGAGATCATCGCCGTGCCCTGGACTGGAACCGTGATCGGGGAGACGCCTCCTGTCGCGACCTTACTGGTCTGGATCAAGGCAGACATGACCGGGGATGAGTTGCCAATCTGCACAAAGCCCTTCTGAACGAAGTTCCTGCGCGTGACTGCTGTTAATTCCGACGCTAGCGCGCCGGCGGGAGGCATAATGCCTGAGCCAAGAACCGGAATTGTAGCCTCCTATAGCTAGTTAGAGCCGCTCGCCGCGGCGCAGCCTATCGATGTCGGCATAAGCGCCACGAATGGCGGCTCCGGCCGGGTCCTTACGGAAGTCTTCGATCATTTCCGGCATTGACCAGCGTTCGCCATTGCGGGCCGCCGGTGACGCGCGGTGTGGTTCAATATCGGGGACATCTGACGCATAGATTTTGCCGGCGATCTCGTAGTCAGAGATGCCATGCTTCTCCATGATGTCTTTCTCGATGGCCTCGACCTGCTTCTCGTCGTATTTCTCGAGAAGCTTAGATTTCTGGGCTCGTAAACGGGCCTGGATACGCTCTGATTCTCGCTTGGCTTCCATGTCGGCTAGCTTTGACTCAAGCTTCTCCTCGAGATCTGCCACCTTCTGGTCAGGGAAGGAGAAATCGGGGAAGGCCTCGGGATCAACTTCCTTGATAGCCTTCGTTACCGCCCGTCGCGTACGCGGATCGGTGGAAATCTTTCGGAGGATTGCCGCGTATGTCGCGTCGTCGTCAGCCATCACGACTCTCCATGTCGAACATTCATAGCCGGACCTGCCTCGCGGCCCATGGCTACGGAGCCGTGGCCTCTGCGCCCGTTATTTGTCGGGGTAGGAAGAAGCTGCAAAGGCATGTGCTCGGCGTATGAGAAGTGATTTGAGTCGCCGCCGATGTAACCCTTCACGGTCTCTCGCATCTTTAGATAGCCAGGCCTCTGACCATGGGTCAGCATGGATTCTGGAAAGCCGTCTGAGACCAGAGGGTTACGCATTAGATCGGCTTCCCGGTCTTAGACTCAGGATGCTTGTCTAAAGTCAGACGTTCGTTATCCTGATGCAGGCATGACTTGCTAGAGAAGCCTGACCAATTCGGATACGGGACCATATTGACGAACATCCCGTCATCCTTCTTCACGATGCCGCGGGAGCCCTTCTGTCCTGCGTTTGGCTTTAAATAGTTATACTCACCCATCACATTGGTCCCATGTTGCCTTGCGGAAGTGGGGGCATTACCCCAGGATTCATTGCGCCGTTGGCAATTCCGGCCGGAACGTTAGGCGCCTGAGGCGCTTGCCCGCCTTTGCGCGCGCCTTGAAGCACGCTCATAGGAATGAGGGAATCTGATTCCTCTTCGCCAAAATTGTCTGAGATGGATTTGACCGCAGAAAGCAGGCCCTTGTATTTCTTTGAGCCTACCGGGTAAACGCCAAGGGCGAGGTGTAATGTCGCCAAGGTAGATTTTACCTTCGCGTCGGCCGCCGCGGTCTTACCAGCTCCAGCTCCAGGAGCCGTAACGCTAGGAGCCCCAGGGGGAGCGCCGGCCATATCTGACCCGCCAGGACCGGGTGGTCCTCCAGGGCCACTAGGGCCTTCGGCTCCAGGTTGCATATCGCCTATCATGCAACCGGAGATGGATTAGTTTTTAGGAGATGTCAAGCGTCTTTAATTATCGATTGTTATAATTTTCCAAAAATCTAATGTTTTTTTCACATCATCGATACTTCTGACGACTGCGTAACTAATGCCAAGCTTGCGGAATAGAGCGTGCGCTGCTTTTTGATTCGCGTTGAGCACCCCTTTTGCAGTCTTAACTTCCAGGAAGTAGGGCTCCCATATGGACAGGCCCCTGTGTGGCGCTAGAACGCAAAGATCGTGCAGCCCTGGCATCAGGCCCATAGAGAGAGCCAGCTTGTGACCGAAGATTCCTCTCCGCCCTTCATTCCGGATGGCGAACGTAATGCATTGCGGCGCAACTATACGAAGATACGTAACGATATCGATTTGAAGCTGCTCTTCTGGCCTTATCATCCATTGGCTCAAAAAAAGACCGGCGCCAGGATTGAGGGAATGGCGCCGGTTAGTAGTTGTCCAGAGAGGGTTCCTTCTTCGTCACCCACAACCAAACCCATCACTTGCGGTGCCGCTTACGGCCACGGCGAGCATGAGAGAGACCCTCAAACATCTGTGCGCTCCATTTTTAAGACCACAACCCGCCGGATGGCGGGGAGCTAGTGACTGCTATTTAATCTCAGGCAAAGGTTTGTCAAGCCATTTAACGGTCGCAAGGGTTACCTTGGGCTTAGGTTTCTGCTCATCGTAGTCGTCCTCAGATATCCTAACTCTAGGCGGCTTCCTAAGCCGAACGTCTCTAAGTACTATCACTGATTGATGCTCCTTATTATCTTAGGGTTAGGCGTCGTGTCAACAGGCCTAATCCTCAATCCTGGGATCCAAGGGCAGGAACGCCACCGCTCGGCCGCTTCCTCAGTGCATTGAAGGATATCCCTAACTTCAGAAAGAGCCGCAAAAGGAACCGGGTTAGAAACGGCGCACTGACTAGATGGCCCAGTCAACGCTAAATCAAACCACGTCCTTGTCTCGTCTGCAACTACGACGATCATCTGAGCGTTCTTTAGAAGAACTATCCCGGATATTACAGAAGCGTTCATCTCAGAAATAGAGTATAAATCTACATACTCCCTTTCCCTAAACAGGAGTTCTCCAAAGAAGCAGCTAAGGTTTTTAGTTCCAACAACAACATAGAACGGCTTATCTTCTTTCTTCATTACTTCTGACCTTTAGGATGGTGTGAACGTTTAGCTTCCTGATCTGCCTTGGTACTTCCGGGCAACTCAGTCCCGGATTGAGCGGCCGCGGCTTCCATCTTCTCACGAGCACGAAGCCTCGTAACTAAATTCTCAACATTCGGGGGGTTGATCATCTCTAGGAAGCTCTCTCTATCGATTGCGGAGAACTTCATCAAAATCTCAGCGAGCTCTTTGTGATCGTCGAGGAAGAGGGGGGAATGGCTATGGCCGGCAACGCTAACATCGATATCGCCCTCGATTTGCGCCGCGATGAACGGCACTCCTATCTTAGTTTTTAGCCGTGTCAAGTCGTTATGTTGGATCAGCTTTAGTAAGAGCTCTCCCATCTGACTGAGCGCCGGTTCCAGCCCAAACGCGGCCTTCTTGATGCGTCCAGAGCCGGTAGTTGCGAGCTGCCTTGCGTGTTCCTTAGAGCGGACGCCAGGCTGGCCCTGGCCCGTAATGGTCTGCGTCAAGCCATAGGCTTCCATAAACAGCTCGCCGATCTTATCGAATTCACGGAAGAGATCTTCAACCGGGGGCGGGCGAAGTTCGTCAACCTTGGCGCCCGCATTCTGTTCCGTAACGAACGTATGGGGGCCGCCAAGAGAGAGATATTTCTCCTGAGCCATACCGGTGAATCCGGTGAAGCTTCTCGCAGGATCAACCTGGCGTTCGAGGATGTCCGATATCTGCTCAAGCCGGATGTTCGTCCAATCCTGGAGAGGCACCCCTCGCGTGTCTAAAGGACAAAACCCCCAGAAATAATCGTACATCCGGTAAGGCGTGATCGCGATGAATGGTGTCTCGCCTTCCAAAAAGAGGTTCGTATCAGATGCGTATTTGGCCTTTGGCGCCGCTGCTTTGACGCCCTCAATCTTGTCCTTGCTATCCTCCACGATAACGTCGTCCCCAGCAACGAGGATTTGCCGATAATCAGGACGCTTCTGTCCATTGTCCCAGATCGTTAGCTCGGTCCATGGGACCATGTTCGGAGGCGACTCACCGCGGTAGTCGGTCGGCGACGAGTACTCGCTCTGCACCTGCCCAATAACGGGGCCTGAGATGTTGGAGCCGCCCGTCATCGAGATCAGCAAGCTTCGATATATGGGAGGAAAGTTATCGCTCTTGCCCTCTGGGCGTAAAGACAGATTCCTTATCTGACTCGCCTTGCCTGCCTTGGTGAGCCTTAACACCGACTCCTGCCAAGGGAGCGTGAATGTGTGGATGAACGCCTCCTGCTCATCCAGCTTGCCTTCGGTCTCATCGAACACGCCGAAGCTGTAAGGGTCGATTATCCGAGCCATGGCCTGGCCACGAACGTCGCTCCAGCCCATCTTCATAATCATCGTGTCGTAGACGAGAGCCCAGTCAAGCGCATCATCGAAGTCAACGAGGAGTCCCGAGTTGATCGCCTGCATCCTAAGATATTTTCCTAGCGAATCCATGATATCGTCATCGCCTGGATTCTCACCTCCGCTAGGAGTCAGGGAGAATCTCACGCTATCCGGCGCGAACAGGAATGATGACACTAAGTCCGAATGCGCGGCAAGACGATTGTAACGTACCGGCGTCTCCGTATCGTTGCCATAAAGGAACCATCGGCGTCGGCGCTCATATCGGTTCTGCCGATCGCGCATGGTGTTCTTGCATTGCTCGATGACGTCGAGAATTCTGCGGTCGCGATCTCTCTTGTTATCAGGGAGCTTCATGGGTTCTCACTCGACCCTCGGAGGTTGGTCGTTGCCACGCTTGGTATCTGGCTTGAAGGCGACCTTCTGAGTCATGCCCGGGACCGGGAGGCAGGACGTCATGT